GCCGGTTCCCATCGGGAGGCCGCGCAACTTGTCGCCAACGCGCTCCAGTATCGTGACGCGCTGTTCCGCCTCGTCCTTTTCCCGCGCCCGCTTGTCGGTTTCCTCATTGCGCCCGCGCGTGTACCGCTGTTGCTCCGCTGCGGTCTGGTCCTGCATCGCCTGGCGTTCTTCGTTGCGTAGGTCATTACCCAGCACCCGCGCCCCGTCGATGTTCCCGCCCTGCGCCAGCATCCGTGCCGCGCCTTGACGGTCGCCACCGGCATAGGCACGTCCGGCCTGCATATTGGTCCGGTCGCCGCGCATGGCCTCGCCTTGGTCGTAGGCGGCTTTGAACGATTCACGGCCCCGGTCGAGGATGCCGGACGTGTTAAACAGGTTGATCGCCATTAGAACGGCCTCGTCACGTTGATGCTGCCGGGAGTGTTGACGAACCCGCGCGCGGCGAGGTCGGACGGAACCGCGTATCCACCACCGCCCGCCGACCGACCAGCGCCACCGCCCCAAGCGTTGATGCCGGAACTGATTGCCCCGCCGATGCCGGTCCACATATCGGTGTTGGCATTGGCCCGGTTGATCGCGCTGTTGCCGATAATCCCCGCCGTGTTGCCGTTGTCTTCGCGCGTGGCGTTCGTGAAGTTGTTCCCGGCGTCCGTCACGTTGCGGATAGCGTTGTCGCCCACGCCCGATACGCGGAACAGGTTGTTCACGCGGTTGTCGGTGCGGTTCGTGGCGTAGTTCCGGGCGTCTTCCCAGAGGTTCGTGCCATAGGCGCGGTCGTCGCCAAACCGGCTGTCAGCGCGGTTGTTCTGCTCGCTGTAGAGGTTGCCTGCGAACGAGCGGTTGGAATTGAACTGGCCACGGTCGGCGGCAAGGCGTGACGACTGGCGGTTGAACCAGTTGCTATATTCCTGCGCGCCGAGGTTCGATGCTAGCGTTGCTAGCGACTTGGCCGCGTCACCGGAGCGGAGTTTGCCGCGTGCCGCAGAGTAGGCGTTGACGCCGTTCAGGGCCTCCGACCGACGATAGGCCGCGCCGGGGTCTTCCTCGAAATTGTCGAAGTATGACGAGGCGTTCGGGGCCTGCCCATAGTCCTGCATGGCCACATCTTCGCGCCGCTGGAATTGCGGAGGCGGGGCGGTCATCGGGTCGTAGGGGGCCGGGCCTTCCGGGGCCTGTTCCTGCGGGGCCATCTGCGGGGCGTTGCGGCCTTCGTTCTGGCCGTAGTTCTGATAGTGCCACGCGCCACGGTCGGCATCGTCAACCGTGCCGTCGCCGGTCAGGTCGCCGGGGTTGAAGCCGGACAGGCTTTGATCGGCGGCGAGGTCGGGATTGGCGTCCCAATAGGCTTGTGCGTCGAGACCGCCTTGCGGTTGGCCCTGCGGTTGCGCGGGCGACGTACCGGCAAAGCCACCATCGGAGCGGCGGCTGTCCTTGTAGGTCTGCACGCCCGGCTGGCCCTGCGGCTGTCCGCCTTGACGTTGGGACGGTTGGCCTACGCCGAACTCTTGCAGCAGCATGTCAAACGCACCCTGCCCGCCCGCAATCTTCGGCTGGTTCAGGCCCGCGATGTAATCCCGGTTCTCACGGTTCGCCGCGATGTTGGCCGCGTTGGCAGCGTTGGCCGCAGTCGTGGCGGTTCGGTTGGCCTTCTTGGCCTGACCAGCGCCGTAGGCAGCAGTTCCCGCCTTGATGACGGTCGCCCCGATGATTGCCGCTGCCGTTGAAATAGCCATGTCAGAACCTCTTCAAGAACGCGACTTCGCAGGCGCGATACCCGGCACGTTCGTAAACCTTGCGGATTGCCGCCTCGCGGTAATTGGCAAGCCCGGTCGCCTGCATCCCCGCCGCGCCGTTTTCACGGCACCAGAACTCGAAAGCCTCGCGAAGTGCGGTTCCTTCCGACTTCGCAAACCAGAACAATTCGACGCCCATCACCATCGCGGGGTTGAAATACATCCCGTGAAGCAGGCCACCGATGAAGCCGTCATCCGAGAGGAATATCACCCCCGGCCCTTCCATCAGGCCGGTTGCGAACTCCCCGAACGCGGGCTTGTCGTAGCCCATGTCCGCATAGGGCGAGGCGGCTAGGAATTGCCCGCCAAGGTCTATGATGCGTTCCAGGTCGTCAGGTGTCGCTACTCGGATCATCGGGCGGAGCGGGACCGGAGAATGGGCGGAGAATGGGCGGAGAACCCCGGATTAAGGCGGAGAACCCCGGATTTGGCCCTAATCATTGAACACATCCCAAAACCGCCAACCAGTCGGGAACCAGTCGGGAACCAGTCGATAAACGGTCGGTCAATCGAAAACATCCCAGAACCGCTCAGACCCCCGCCCCTCAGAATCCGCCAGCGGCGAAAGCGGCAGGTTATCCCGTAAAGGGAACGCTACGGCCCACAGACCGCGCAGGACGGGCGTCGCGGCCTTACCGGCGTCAAGGTAGCTGGTGGCGGCTTGCAACGGCTGTGCGGCGTCCTTCTGCCGCCATTGGGCCATCAGGAACGGTGTGGGTCGGCCCATGCGGTCAAAGAGCGGGATCAGGCGGACGCTCAAGGTACGTTGACCCTGGCACCCGAGAAGCGCCTGCCCACCGGATCCGACACCTGAAACTTGAACACGGCCCCGTAAGGTGCCACCGCATCACCCAGCGCGTTCCACCGGGGAGAGGCTAACCGTGCGCCAGTGACGCCCAGCGAGCGGTACTGGATAGGCCCGTAGGTGAACCCGCCGTCCTTGCTCACCGACATGCCGATCAGCGGGTCAGAGCCTTGGCCGGTGTGGGGGCTGTCGCCTAGCAGGCAATCAAGCTCCAGGTTGGCAATCGGCGCGCGGCCTTCCTTGACCTCCAGCAGCGCACAGAACTCCACCGTGAATGTTGTAGCTACATCCAACCGGCTATCGGGGTTCACGGTGTAGATCGCATTGGACAGCGCATCCGCCGCAAGCACCGCGTTGGGCAGGGCCGCGAACAGGTGGGCGCGGGCGTAGTCGTAGCCCTCTGAGTTGGCCTGCGTCCATTTCTGCGACGACAGGTCATAGTCCCATGTGCCGTTGCTAACCAGCGTCAGGCGATAGACCGGGTGCTGGTCTTTGATGTAGAACGAGGCCCGAATGTCTGCGGCGTCCGTCCGGCTGATCTGTTCCGACAGGCCGTGGTCGCTGATCAGCGACGGCTCACCGCCCGATGTCATGCGAACCGAGTTGGTGTGGTCAACGAAGATCAGCACGCCTTGGCAATTCACCGCTGCGTTCTTGGTCCGGCAACCGATATCGAACTTCAGCCCGCCCATAGGCTCCAGCGGCGAGGAGGCGTTGCCCGTGACCCGCCAGCCCTCAAGCGTCGTCTCGCCCATCAGCCAGGCCGTCTCACCGACCACACGAACACACACGTTCTTGTCCGGCGCGTACTCAGCGGACGCGAATTGCAGGGCGGTCCACGTGCTTGCGGCGGGGATTTGGTAATAAACCGCGTCAGACCCGGCTTCCGTGCCGAGCCAGTAGCCGGACAGGAACCCGATGGACGTAGCGCCCGCCCCGCCCGATACCGGGAAGTCTTCAAGCGTGACCACATTGCCGTCCGACGACACTTTGTAGAGCGCCGAACCCGTCGCAATGCGGGCTACGGAGTAATAGTCCGCGTCAAGCCCGCCGTCGATATCAACCAGCGCATCGCCCGCCACCGATACCCCGCCGAACGTGGTCTGCACCGCGCCCGCCGTGAGCGAGATGACCGCCCCGCTGGCGACAATCAACGCCGCGTCACCGAATAGGCCCTGACGCTGCCACAGCGCCCGCGTGGGGGCCGTGCCGACCGAGGCGAAGCTATCCAGCCCCGGCCTTGCCAACAGCGCCACAGGGGCCGCTTGCGACGACGGGTCCGGCTCGACCAGCATGTTGACCAGCGGCATGGGCGCAAAGCCGGTGCGCTTGAACGAACTCAAAAGGAACGGGATGGCCGTCATTCGTTGCGGTTCCCTGAACAGATCAAATGTTGTATAATCTCGGCTCTAGGGAGCCCCAGAAATGGCCAATCTCATTCCGCTGATCAACTATGACACATGCCCAAAGGGCGACATGACCACGGAACTTCTTTGGTTTTCCGCCGTCTGCAACATGAACCACAGGGGCCGCGTGACAGAAGGCGAAGTCCGGTCGTTCTTGCGGGACAAGCAAGGGCGTCCCGATCTGGCCGACGCCTTCGCTACTTCTTATCTGCTAGAATCCGCTCAATGAACCGCAGGGTGGTGTGATCTAGGACGCCGAATTGTGGCCCCATCTGCATGGACCGCACGGGCGACCTGACGCCCGGTTTCACGCCGGTCGGGAAGTCAAACGGGGTCTTGTATCCATATTCCTGCATCAGCGAAGGCGAGAGCGCCAATGCGCCGAGGTTCTTCTCCTTGAGAACGCCGACGCCACGCCCAGGAACCGAGTAATTGTAAGACGGGTGCGTTGACGGTGTCGCTGCGGATCGGTGATCAATAACGCCCACATTCCGCAGCGAGGTCAACGGAGCGCCGATCTGGCTTAGATCGGTTGCCGCATATGTCGCCTCGCCTTTACCAAGCCCACCGCGACCGCGATATTGGTCAAATAGCTTGTTCAGCGCGCCCCGCGATTTACCGGTTGCTCGCATGAACATTTCGGTGCTTTGCGGATCATCAAACCCACGCCAGTTTGGCAGGATTGCCTTGATGTCCGCCGCTATGGCCTTGCGATCAGGTCCGCTCATGGCCGCATCAGCGTAGGCGTACTGGACGCCTCGAGGCTGGTGCGAGAACTGGACCGCGTTTGGCCCCATCGTCCACGGCATATACAGCACGTCTTTACCGGTAGCGCCTTGCAGACGCCGTGCCACTTCAATGTGCGACTCGGCTGGTTTCCGCTCTGATGCCCACACCGAATTGGGGTTGTCGAACATATAGTCCTGACCGCCACGGCGGCTGAACGGTTCCCTGAACGCCACGTCATTGACCGAGGTCAGGTTGTCGCCTGCCGCCGCTAGGTCCGACATGGACGTCACGTAGGGGTGGCCTTCATAGTCAAAGATGCTGACCTCTGGCGCTGGGGCCGTCTCACGCGGCGAGATGCCCAGTTTGAGGTTCTGGATTTTTGCCAGTTCGCCCTTGCGGTTTTCTATGCGCGGGTCGGTGGCGACCTCCGAAGGGCGGACGTAGTAAGAATTAGGCGCGGCTTTGGGGCGGAAAAGGTTCTCTGCCTTACGCACTGCACCCTTTGCAGCGCCCCGCACAGCCGCTTTGCCGGGGATTGGCAACGCAGCCAGCGCCAAGTTACCAGCCGCCGCGAACGGGTGTCCCTGCCCCGCCTGTCGGCCCGCCTTGTCGGCTTCAAACGCCAGACCCGCAGGCGTGAAGTCAGCAACCGACGCCCGGCCCGTTTCACCCAAGCCCGACGAACCGAACACGTTGCGGACGAAGTTGCGTCCCGCGTAGTTATCCCCGAACAGGTTCAGGGCCATCCGTGCGGCCTTGTCCTGCATCGTCGGGCGATAGGCGGTCATGACGGGGCGTCGCATTAGATCAGCCCCTCCTCATTCGCCCGTTCAAAACAGTGGTTACGGCTGAACAGAACCGCGTCGATGAAAGCCGCCAGGAACGCTGCGGACAGCGAGCCCCGGTAAGACGCAGCCCCGACCCGCGCCGAGAGCGAGTTACCCGCCGAACCGCCCGTCAGAGCGTTGGCAAGGTGCGAGAGGCCACCGACGACGTTTTCAAGGTAGCGGCGGAACTTCATGGCCACCCCGTCTCAAGATTGACCGCTTCCAACGCCTCGCGTGTCGTGCAGGCCCGAGCCTCATCCTTCATCCGCCACCAGTTCGCTTGGCCCGCGAAGGCCCACGTCGTGATGCTCGCGAGAATGACCAGCGTGGCCGCAACGGTCGGGCGGATGTAGGCGTTAGAGGTTGTGCGGATACCTGGCTCAGTGATCAGGCCCGCGCCCCAGCCCGCTTCCGGGTCGGGCAGGTTATTTTGTGCATAATACGCTTTTTCGGCTTCGATGGCTTGGCGGCAAAGGTCCCGCAGTTCCATCCAGTTCGTGCGGTCTAACTCGTTGCGGCATTGCAGCGTCTCGCCGGGGTAGTCCGCTAACGGCACGCCACCCGAGAGGAAGGCGTTATAGCGGCGGTCTATGGCAATGATCCGCCGTTCGGGCAGCGGGCTACCGGGGCGGAGCATCTAATATAAGGCGAGGATCAGTGTCGCCGTCGTATTGGTGGACATCACCTTCGTGACCTGAATCGGCAGGATGGTGCCGACCGGAACCGCCGAGAAGGTCACAGCAACGGTATCGCCAGCCATGATGACCGCCACATCACCCAGTCCGCCCACATAGAGCGCGCGGGTTACCGGCAGGATGGTGGCGTCGGATTTGGTGACCGCCGTGGCGCGATAGGCCCCGGCTACGTCTGTTGAGCGTCCAGCCATTGAAGGCTCCTATGCAGCGATGGTTGTAATGATTGATGGCGAAGGGGTCGCCGTGGTGTCTTCGTCCGGTGCGGCGGGTGCCGCTGTTGTCGAAATGACCGCCGTTGAGGCAATCGTTGAGGCCACCGCTCCCGGTGATGTTGCCGCCGTTGTGGACGTGCCCGGCCCTACGCCAGCCGTTGAGGCAACCGTTCCCGGTGCGCCCGCCGCCGCCGTCGATATGACCGTCGGGCCGACCGCCGTTGAGGCAACCGCCCCAGGTGCCGGAACCGACCCGAGCGCAACTATGACCGCAGCCGTCGCCGTAATGTCGGGATGAGCCCCAACCGCCGCCAGCGTATCCGCCGCAAGAGTGACGGCAACGGTGCCGGCGACCGGGCCAGCAGCGACACTGCCGCTTGCAGCCAGCGTATCCGCCACCAACGTCGCGGCAACGGAACCGCTGACCCTGACCCCGCCCTGTGCGGCAAGGGTATCGGCGGACAACGTAGACGCCGCTGCGCCTGTGACCCGAACCGCGCCGGATGACGCAAGGGTATCCGCCGCAATCGTGACCGACAAAGCGCCGGTTATACGAACACCACCCGAGGCCGCGACGGTGTCCGCCGCGAGGGTCGGTGACGCAGTGCCGCTTACCCGTACAGCACCACTTGACGCGATGGTATCCGCCGCAAGCGTAGCGGCAGCCGTGCCGGTTATCCGTACCTGACCACTAGCGGCCAAGGTATCGGCGGCGAGGGTCGCGGAGGCCGTACCCGTTACAGACCCGGCCCCAGCCGCATCCGTCAGGTCATTGTCAAACCATGCCGCCGTCTGGAGGTCGGGATCGAACCACGCGGCGACCACCAGTTGCGGGTCAAACAGCCCGAGCGGCGATGCCACCGGCTTAGCTTACAGCGGCGTAGATCGTCACCAGTCCGCCCGTGATAGCCGCAGCCGGGTCGGGCATCGCTGTGGTCAGGCCGGTTGTCGAAATGCCGTGCAGGATCGGCACCGTCGAGGCCAACTGGCCCCCGGTCTTCGCCGTCCCGCCCTTGGTCGTGATAATCGTGCCCGCCGTCATCATAAACCCGATGTAGTAGAGGCCCGATGTCGGCACCCGATAGGGCGTGGTCATGGCCAGCGTCTTATATGTGTTCGCCGCCCATGCCGTCGTCGTCTGGTTCGCAGAGACCGCCAGCAAGGCCCTCGCACTGCTGTACAGGGCAAGGAAGTAATTGGTGGGCGTCACCGCCGCCGTAGTGGCCGATGAAATGGCTATATTGCTGACAAGCTGACCCGCCGTCAGATAGATGGCCTGCATGAACAGGGTGCCCGTCGCGGTCGGGATGACGGTGTTGACCTCCGGGCATATCTCGCGCGGAATGGTCTCGGCAATCACGCCCGTAGCCCCCAGTGTACCAGGGGCCGGAACCGCGTAGCTATAGGGTGCCCCGGTGGCGCTTCGGTGCGTCCAGACGCCGTTTTCGTCCAGCACCAGCGTCTCGCCCGGCAACAGCGTCACCGCGATCAGGTCTTCGCTGGTCGTGCCGTCGAAGTGTTGCACCGTCAGCGTCGGGCCGACCGTGGCGTGTGCGTTGTAGATGTTCAACAGTTTGACGTTGCGCTGCGTCGAGCCACCGGGAGACCCCACGACCGTCGTGGTCCCCGTGCCCGTGATGGCCGTCGTGTTGGTCCGCCCCGGCGTGATGGCCCCGCTAAGGTTATCCACCCACGACGCATGAACGTCGATATCCGCCGACGAGCCGGTGACGACGCGGATGATATCAGAGGCGGAGGTTAGCAGGAGCATCGGATCAGGTGTTGTTATCGGTGATGACGAAGCTGGTCACGCTGATCACCTGCCCCGTTGTGATGGATACGCTGTCGAGGTTCAGGTCAGCGCCAGAGGTCGATACATCGCCGTCCATGACGCCCGTGGTGCCGTCCGACTTCCACACCCGGAAATGTGTCGCCGTGCCTGTGGCGTTGGCGCTGCTGTCATTGGTGATGGCGTTGGCCGTCAGCGCGCCGCTGGAAGCCGCCGCCGCAAACGCGGACGCATTGCAGACCAGTTCGGCCAGCAAAGTGCCGGTGATAGCCGCCGCGACGTTGGCCGGGCGCGAACCGCTGTAAATCCGCAAATAGCCCGACGTGCCGACCGACGTGGTCAGGGTGTCAAGCTGTGCGTTACGCGCAGCGACTGAAAAGGACAGGGCCATCTAGCGTCTCACTGTGCGGGCATGAAAAAGACGGAGGCCGTCTCATCGTCAAAACTCTTGAGCGCCGCGTACAGGTCAGCCGCCCGCTGTTGCGTCATCTGAGCGCCTACCGGGTCGGAGATATGCACGCGGAACGGCGCGATCAGACGCGCGGCGAGGCAGTAGAAGGTCGTCTCGGTCCACTCTTGCGGGACATCAACGGCCTGATCGAGCGTCGTCACATCGGTGATGACCCGCGACGCATCCGCCGCAATGGTCATCACCGCAGCCGACACCGGCCACAGGTTCAATTCAATGCTCGCCTGCGTCTTGCGGATTGCGTAGCAGGTGGGGGGGCCTACCTGCGCCTTGTTGGGCAGAGACGCATATTCCGCCAGGCTGATCTGCGTCAGGTCGCGGTCTATATCCGTGGCGGAACGATACCGGACGTTCGCTAGGTCGAGATAGTTGGTGTTCAGGGTTGCCGACGCGGTCGCCGCCAGCCACGACAGTTCGATGCTCTCAACGCGCCAGCCGTTGCACAGCCCGTAAGCCTGCCACGTCTTCAGCATCCAGTTCAGGTGCGTGATGGCAAGAGCGGCTTCATTGGCCGTAGGCGTATCGGCAAGCCCGATGGAGCCGTTGATCCGCATTGCTGCGGTCACGATTTCGCGCGCCGTCATGCTGGAAGTGATGGCCATAGCGCGCCCCTACAGGTCCGAAGCCGTCACGTCGCCGGGGGCGAGGAACACGTCAGTCGTCTCAGGTCGCGACCACGGCACCGACTGATTGTCGGGCCGGGATCGGACGTTCTCTTGCGGGTGGCGTTGTTGTTCGGTCCCGGCAAAGCGCGACATGACCCGAAAGCCATCGTCGGTCTTCACCGTTTCCGAAGCCCAGCAGCGGAAACCACTCAGGTCACAAATGACCCTGTAGTCCCCGACGCGCTGTTCGTACCCGCTCATGGTTAGGCGTTGTTGTAGACGGTGCCGCCGCCGACGAGGCCGAAGCTGTCGGCTTCGCCTGCAACGTAGCACTCGAAGATGTGACCACCCGTGAAGTTGAACCCGGCAGTCACAGCGCCCGCAACGTCGATGCTGCTGAAGTAGCAGTTCGTCACCGCACCGGAGCAGGCAGCGCCCTGAAGGTCAATGAACAGGGCACCGTCCACGTTGGAGCGGAAGAAGGTGTCCTTGATCCAGACGTTCGTGACGTTGCCGGTCGCCTCAATCAGACCGATGACGGCGGTTTGCGCCACGTCCATCTGGATTTGGCAGTTGGCTATCGTCAGGCGGTCATGCGCGACACCGGTGATGAAGGCGTCGTTGGATGCGCTCTTGCCGATCACCTGGCAGTTACGCAGCGACAGGTCATCGGCACCCGTTGCAAGGGTGATGAAGTCCAGCGCGTTCAAGATGGTCGAGGTGTCGGTGAAGAAGCAGTTTTCGAACGACAGGCCATCGCCCGCGCCCGATACGGAGAACATCGTCACCACGTCCGCGAAGTTGTTCACGAAGCGCAGGTTGGTGAACGACACGTTTGCCGCCGTCACGGTGATGGTTGCCGCAGCAGCCGTCCATGACAGGGTCGGGCGAGCGGAACCCACACCCAGGCCGACGATGGCAACGCCCGCAACATCCGCCGCGATACCGGCAGCGGCAGCGACGTTCTCGGCGTGGCCCGGCTTGACGAAGATGATGTCGCCACGCCCGGCAGTGCATTGGCCGATGGCGTAGTCGATGGTCGAGAACGGGCTATCGAACGTGCCCTTGTTGCCGTCAGAGCCGCCGCGCTGGCCCGGCAGGAGGGTCGTCGCGTTGGACACCCAGAACACCTGACCCGGATGGGCCTGGGTGATGGGGATGCCGCGAATGGTAACGCCGTCAAACCCCTTGGGGTAATTTGAACGAATGGTCATGTCAGTCTCCTCTGAACCGCATTGCGGCCAGTGTTGGATTTTCAGAGTTCGGGAAAGGGTGGGGCGGACCCGTTAGAGCCCGCCCCGGTCTTGGTCGGTCAGTGACGCTTAAGCGCCGCCGCCGTTGCTGTAGACGCCACGGAAATCCGTGTTGCCGAAGCTGTTCCGCTCATAGCCCTTGAACTTCAAGGAGCTTGTATCGAAGTCGTTGTCCTGAGCGAACTCGGGAGCCGTGCGCTCGAAGTGGATCATCCCCTGTTCGGCGTCGGTGCGAACAAAGAACGCATCCGTGTCGTCGAAGTAGTGGTTGATCATCGCGCCGCCGGAGAACAGGCCCATCGAACGCAGAGCGTTGACGGCGTTGTTCGCGGTGTCGTTCTGGCCCATCGACTTCAGCACGCGAGCGGCTTCAAACTGAAGCGCGTTCGGGATGTGCAGGCTTTTCGGCATGAGTTTGGCCTGAAGGCCGCGCTCATCAACCGCAGCGCCGATCAGGACGCAGAGGTCTTCTACCGAGGATTCGCTGAAGTCCGCCGCCGTGGTGAGACGGTTGGACTGCGAACCCGCCAGGGTCGAGTGGTTGGTGACGCAGAGCAGCGAACCATCGCCAAAGGTATAACCGTTCGTGTGAGCCCGGTTGTACACGTTGGCGGCGACTTGCTCCTTGGTCTGCTTGAACGACCGGGAGAGCATCTTCATCGCCTTCAGCGCCTTGCCCTTGTACTGGTTGTCGTCCAACGCCTCACGGGTCAGAACGAAGCCCAGCGCATAGGCGAGGTGCGTGTAGCGCGAAGTAATGCCCTGCGAGAGCGTGTCGTACTGGACGGCAGCGCCTTCGCTCTTGATCGGCGCGAGGCCGAGCCCGGGCATGAGTTGGTCTTCTTCGTAGGCTTTGTCCGAAGACTGCGTATCGAAGAGGTCCTTGTACTCGCCAGCATAGTCCTTGTACTCGCCCCAAATTGCGTTGAGGCCAGGCCACAGGAGTTTGGCGATGTTGCCGGTGTTTGTTGCTGACATGGCTAAATCCCCGCCAGTTGGTTGACGTGACGATGGCGGTTAAGCCGGACGAGCCACTTTGCGTGTTCACCGATGGCGTTGTTCGGTGCGTTCTTGAACCCGTAGATTTTCAGGTCGAGGGTGTTGGTCCCCGCCTCGCCTACGTTGTTCAATTCCACACCGCTGTAGCCGGTGACCGTGTTGCCGGAACCAACCACGAAGTCGGCGTTGAGGCCGAGGTCGTTGGCGGTCAGGGCGGTGCCGCCCGAGACTTCTTGAATCTCGAAAAGCACGTCGGGGTCATCGCAGACGTAAAGCACGCGCTGCGTTGACGCGACCCGGTAGGGCAGCGACGAGTCAGTGACGGGCTTCACGCCGACCACAACGCCGGTAATCACGTCGCCGGTTGCGGCTTGCACCACGTCCAGCATCACGCGACCGTCGATGGTCTGGGCCGTGCCGACGCCTGCGGTCGTAACAGGGTCGCCTACGAAGATGGCCACGCCGTTACCGGCAGCGACCGAGTATTCGGTGAAAGCGCCGTTGTATGTGCCGCCTCCCACCATGCCCACGGGGATAAGCCCGCGAGCGATATCAGGGTTTGCCATGATTGGCTCCTAGGGCCTTAGCCCGTTCGGGAAATTTGGGAGGGGCTGGGAATGTACGCGCCGTCTGGCGTGTCATCCGTCTTCAGCCCCCGACGAATGGTCTCCTCAAAGGCTTTGCGACCATCTTCCTTCTCGGTCTCGCCTTGTGCATAGAGGTGATCGGGTGTCTCCATGAGGACCGCCTGATACGGCTTGCCCTCGTTATCTATTCCGGCGTGCCTGGCGACGGTCGAGCCCAGACCCTGCGTCCGCATGGTTCCTTCTGCGGTGGCGTTCTGGACAATCCGGTAGCCAAGCTCCTCCATCATCTGAATCCGCTGCGGCTGGCCGTTGACGAAGCGGCGCTTGTGGCCGGGTCGTTCTTCCGCATCGAGTTTCAGTGAGAAGCCACCAACCGATGCACGGCGGCGGCGTTGGGGTTCTGGGGTTGCCCCACCCTCTGCGACGGGGGCTGTGACTTTCTTTTCTGCGGTCATGTTCAGCTCCAGTCGTAATCAGCGACGAATTTTTCTTTGGTGAAGCCCTTGATGTCTCTCACGAAGGAGTCACACATCGCCCGGGCTTCGGCGGGTAGATCGCTGTAGGTCTTGCCGGAGCGGCGCGGGGCTGTGCCCACACCTTCCACCGCGCCGGGCAGTCGCCGGTTCGGGTTGGTCGGCTTGGCAAACTTGGCGGGGAACTCCGCACGGATGCGGCGGTCCACTTCGGCCAGTTGCGCCTTGCCGGTATAGCCTTCTTCGAACACGTCATCCGCAATGGCCCGCGTTGCCGCTGTCATGGCCCTGTCGGTGCCGTACCAGGGGTTCGCCTCCTGCCACGCCACCATCTCGGCAGGCGTTGTAGAGGCCCCGTCGTCGGCCTTTGCGGTCGTCTCGTTCTGGAGGTCCAGAATGTCCTTGGTGACCGCCTTGACGGCCTCCACGTTGCCCGCAGCGGCGTATTGTTCCAACTCCGCGTCGAGGTCGGCACGGGCCTTGGCATAAGCCCGCTGGTCGGCGCGGCTGATATGCTGGATCGAGGTCTGTACGGCCTTTTCCAGCGCGGCAATCTTCGCAACGGCGCGGTCGTGCGCTTGTTCAAGGCGGCGGTTGTTGGCCTTGAGGAAGGGCAGGAACTCTTCGCCCCGCTTTACGAATGTCTCGGCGTCCACCCACTTGTCAGGGTCGCCCTTGAACTGCGTCTGGGGCGTCCAGCCCATCGCCATTGCGCGGTCTTCGGCGCTTAGCGGGGCATCCTGTTGGGCTTCGTCGGTGCCCTCGTTTGGGACCGAGGCGGCGTCTTCGGTTGGTTCGAACGGGTCCAGGGCTTCGCTCATGACAGCACCGCCAGCAGGTCCGCGTCGTTCATCACAACGTAGTCCTCGCCGTCCGCGCCCTTCTCCCGTGCGCCCGTGTATTGGGCGTAGAGGATGCGGTCGCCGGGTTGCGGCTGTCGGGCATTGTCGCCCCACTCGCGGAAGGCGTTGTCGCCCTTGGCAATCAGAGTGGCCTTGGTGCCCGCGTACTTGGCCTTATCGACCGCGCTGTCGGGAATGTGGACGCTTCCGATCTTGGTTGCCGCCTCAATGGGCTTGACCAAAATTCGGAGGTCCAGCGGGGTGATGCCGCTAGAGTTCATTCAATGCCTGTGTGCTGGTATTGCCCCCGGTGTCTGGCGGGGGATTGGGCGCTACTGCGCGCCTAATTCTGTCTCGGTCGGGTCGGCGTCCATCTCTCTGACGCGCTCGGCCCACTCGGTTGTCTGTTCGTACATACGTTCAACGTCAGCCCATCGGAGGCTGGAAAGCTCCCCCATCAGGAGGGCCTTGATCTGCTGCGAAGGGGTCATCTCCTGGCCCCTGCTCCATTGGTCCGCCAAAAGGCTCTGCTGGGCCTTCAGGAGCGCCAGGAAAGCCTTGGTCGAGCGCAGGTTCGCCCATTCCTGAAACGTCTGGCGGTCCAGGCGGACCACCTTGTTCTGGCTGTCCGCCATTTTCCACCATTGCCAGGGCCTGCTGCACTTGCTCGCGTGCGTAAGCGTCAGCCATCGCCATTACGTCCGGCCCCATCATTGCCAACTGGGCCTGCATCGTCTCAATCTCGGCTTGCGTCTTCGCGGCGTTAACCGCTGCGGTCGCCTCCTCGATATCCACCCGGCGCTCGTCCAGCATCGCCTTGGCCTGCATCTCGACCATCTTCGGGTCAGGCGGCGGCGGGCCTTCCGGCTTCGGGAACACGCGCTCAATGTCGGCCATCGGCACCCGTGCGGCTTCCAAGGCCATCTTACCGGCCTCCTGAACATTGCCGCCCGAAGCACCCGCGACGGACATAATCATCTGCGCGTTGTTCATGCGCTGCATGTCTGTCGCCATGTTCGGATCAGAGACCGGCACCACGTCGCAGTCGCCTGCCATGTAGTCGGCCCGCGCGACGTAACTTTCGTCATCCCCGAACGTGAAGTAAGCCTCTTGTTCCAGATACCGACCGTTCAGCGCGTAGAGGACCGCTAGTTCTTTCTTCAGCGCCCGGTGCAGACGCTTCACGATGGCCGTGAAGGTCTTCAAGCCCTGTTCGATCAGCGCCGACACCGTGCCCACCGGCATTGTGCCCTTACCCGCGTCACCGCCTAGGATGTCCTGCGTGGCGGTCACGTCCTTGGCCGCTTCGATCAACATACCCAGCAGCGAGAACAGGACGCTCGACGGTTCCTTGACCGGCAGGGGCACGATGTTGTCACGCAGGCTGGACCCGTTCGACGCCACCTTGCGCCACTCACCGGGCCGGAACGCCTGGTTGCCGGACTTGATGCTGACCCCGTCACCGATGAAGCCGCCGCCCAGGTTGGACAGCGTGGCCGCGTCGATCATCTGATTGATCGTGGTGTTTATCGTCTCTTGCAGCGGGTTCAGCAGCGTGCCGAAGCCGATGTCATAGAACGAGCCGTCAGGGGCCGGAATGAAGCCGTACTTGGTAAACGTCTGCGTGGCCGTAATGCGGATGATCTGGCCATCCTCACCCTGCTTGATGCCGCGCTCGTCGTAGCGAGCCACGACACGGACAACCTTGCTCGTCTCTTTCTCGACCGTGACGATGTAGGGCTCGGGATAGTCGTCGCCGTCCATGTCCCACAGGCGGTGCTGCTCATAGAACGTGTGCGGCGCGTCGTCGTCGTTGTCGGCACCGGCTGGCCTGCCGAGGTCCACATCCAGCCACAGGCCGGAGCGCATCTTTTCCTTCACCTCATGCGGGTGGAAGGTCAGGACGTGCGTGGACCGGGGGCACGTCTCAAGGTCTTTGGTCATGTAGTTGACCACGAAGTCCTTGGCGCTGACCAGATGCGAGCAGTTGTAACCCTTGATCGGGTCAAACCACGACTTGCGGAACGCGCATCCCACGATGGGAAGCTGCATCAGCAGGCGGTCGGTGTCTTCCTCCCAATCGTCCATCTCCTCAAGGAGTTGATAGGACATATGCTTGCCGATGCGTGCGGCCCGATCAGCCTTCTCCGGCGAGGGCTTGCCGCGTACAGCGCCCTTGACCAGATCGGGACCGTCCACCAACGCGCTATAGGCCCGCGCGTTGAACTGGATCGCAGCCGTGCTGATCAGCGGGAACTTCACATTGCTCGCGTTCGGCCAAGGCGTGTTCTTTTGCTCTGCGGTCTGCAAAGCCAGCTTCATTGCGCTGTCGTACCGCGCCGTCCAGCCAGCCTCTACGCGGCTGTTGTCGTCAATGTCGTACTCCTCGACCACCTTCGCACCCAAGCGGGCCAGAACGTCGTCGGGCAGGTCAAAGGCGAGGTTCGGATGCTGGATAGCCGCCATCAGGTCGAAGCCCTGCGGCTCGTCCTCTGGCGCTTCGTCCATCTCGTCTTCGTATTGGTCGGCGTAGGCTTCGCTCATGCGTCAGTACCCGGTGACAGAGTTGCGTCCGGCATCGTCGTGTCGCTCCTCTGCGTCGTCGTACATGCTCTGCGGGTCGCGGTAGTGGATGCACATCAGGCCGAAGGCATCAGCCGGATCACTCGCCCAGTCATGCTCAGGGCCAAGGCCCACGTTGCGGTTTTCGTCCTGCCGTTCGTGATATGCGGCGAGAGCCTTGAGGCCCCCGGCTATCGTCGGCGTGTCATTGAACCAGATCGACGGGAACAAGCGCCTTGCGGCCTGCACCCTCTGCAATGCCGCGCCCTTGCCCTGGTTGGGGATCGACTGGACCGTGAAGCCCGCAACCCTCAACTGGTGTTCCGCCGCGCCCGACGACGTGACGGTGATGTTCTTGCCATCGTGCGGCAGGAATTGATGCGCCCTGCCCCAGCCCCGGTCATTCAGCGCGGCCATGTAATAGCCAAGTTGCTGACCACGGCCCTCGATGTAGTCCAGCACCCGGACCTCGCGCCCTACGAACTGACAGAGCCAGATCGCGGTTGCGTCCCTGTAGCCTAAGTCCCAGTACGCCCGCACCGGAAGGATGGGATCAACCGCCAGCGGCGTTATCCGGCCCTCTTCACGGGCGTCACGTAGCTGGCTGGCGTAGTAAGCGCCCTCCATCGCCTGAACGTAGGCACCGCCCCACACATGCTCAGCCATCGAGGCGTTCGCGCGGTAGTCGTGTTCCATTTCCGCTTGAAGCGGCGTCCCGGCGAAAAACGGATTGTCCTTGTAGCTGACTTCCCGGATCAGGCTGTTAGGCGGCGGTCCAGCCGGACCCCGGAACAGCTTGTCAATCGGGTCGTGATCGAACTCCGGGTTCCATGACCAGATCATGCGCGAGCCGGGCTTACGCATCGTCGGGCGGATCAACCGGATGGAGCGGCCAGAGAAGCGGTTAGCCTCCTCGCCCCAGAACACGTCAGCGCCTTCCAGCGACTTCAGCGCGTCCGGGTTGCGCCACATGCCCTTGTAAGCGAACCGCCCGCCGTTCTTGGCGCGCGTCTCATCACGCAGGGCTTCGAAGTGGTCCTCAAGGCCGTAGTCGCTGATCTTGTCCTCGATCAGTTGCTTGACCGAGTCCTTCAGGCTCTCCTGAATCTCACGGGCGCAGACAATCCGCATCGGGTTTGCCGCCGCCTGGATCACCAGCGCACCGGCTATGGAGTGAGACTTCGCACCACCACGACCGCCGTAATAGGCGTAGTCCCGATATTGAGGGTCGAACAGGTCCCGGAACGCGCCGGGGATTTCCACGTCAGACAAACTTGACCGTCAGCGCCGTCTTGATCGGAGGGTCGCCCTCGTTCCCGCCAACGTGAGCCATCTTGTCGCCGTAACGCTTCGGGTCCCACTTCGCGAGCAGCTTCAGGTCGGTGTCGATGATCAGCTTGTCACGCTGAACGTCCGCCGTGCTTTCACCCAGGCCACGCGCCGTCTGGCGGGTGTTGGCTGCAATGGCGTCGAACCCGGCTTCCCGCGCACGCGCGATGGATTGGGAAAGCGCCGCGTCCTTCTGCATCCAATCCCAAACCGTCGAAGGGTCAGGCATGTGAGCGTCGCGGCAGATTTGCGCCAGCGGTTCACCCTTGGACAGTCGCTCTGCAATCTCTTTGACCAGGGCGGGTGTGAACTTGCTCGGCCTACCTATGGCCATATCGCCTCCTCCGCATTGTCTGCGCGGGTTCGGTTAGTTGATTGTCTGGCCACTTGATCCGGTTCGCCTGGCCTGTTCGGCTGCGAGTTCGGCAAGGGCTGCGACGTTGAGCGACCAGATGCCCTCGGCATGGTCACGATGAAATTGGCAGTAGGCTGTGGCGGTTTGGAGTTCTTCGTCGTCAAGGTCGGTCAGGTGTTTTCCGGCGTAGAGCATCGGGCGCTCCCGTGATGCCGAAACTGGTGATGAAAATAAATCGCTATGCCCCGCAATATGGGCTTGTCATATGCCCCGCAACATGGGACAACGAGTCAACAGCGGCGCTGGGCCGCAGGGAGATACGCAGATGACCAAGCCAATTGTGTGCCAGGAGAGCGCGTCCTATCGGCACGGTTACGAGCAGGGCCTAAACGGGAGAGAGTTTCGCTGCCCTTGCAGCGGGAACCCGCTTGCTGAAATGGATCACGCCTGGGGCTTTGCGCATGGCAAAAATGTCGCCGCTGGCATTTCTCGCCCCTTGCCCGCCTAACCCCACCCCACTTCAACCCCTGAAGGAGATAGAGATGACCGACTTCGAAGCCAACATGCGGAAGACCTTCAACCACCCGCAGCTTCTCCCGATCTGGGATGAGATGAGGGTTGCGCTACATGCCCGCGACAACACCAAGGTCCGCGCCGACAGGGCTCGCCACTATGCTGCCTACGAGGCTGCTGGCGTTCGCTATCGGGCCACCAAAGCCGCGCTGGGCCTGTAACCCTACACCCCCGCAATCACCGCCCCTGAAGCCTCGCGCCCTTGACCGGGTAGCGAGGCTGAAGGCGTAGGAACAGGAGCTTTACGAGATGACCTACTTCGTTCAATGGGTTGACCGATCAAACGGCGGTTACGTCAAGGTTGAGGAACCGTTTGGCAATGACCTTGAAGCCGCCCAAGCTCGCTTTGATGTCGTGCGGGGCGAAGACCCTTCGCGTGGTGTTTGGGTTGAGGAGCGCGCCTAGTGCAAACCGAAGCCCAACTCAGAGCCACCAAGGCATCCAAGGCCCGCCGTATCGCAGCGGGCGAAAAGCAATTCACCGTGTGGCTGTCCAAGGAGGCTGGTGATCGGCTGGATGAACTCACGGCCAGGCATGGAACCCGGCAGCGTGCGATGGAGTCGGTGTTGATGGGTCAGGCTACCCTAGTAGCCGCCGAACCCGTTAAGGCCGTCCAGCGCCCGGAAAAGCGGGTCAGCGTTGATGCTGTGAAGCCATCGAAGGTGAAGGCCAGCGCATCCAGGCTCAAAGGTGAGTGGAAAGCACCTTAACTGGGTGCCCGACCGCGCGCCGCTCATGTGTGACAGGCTGTTAAGCCTCGGGGGCGTCGTCGTCGGCGGGGTCGGGCGTCTGGTTAGGCCGGGGCAGGTTCCCTCGGCACAATCTCTAAAATGGCGGTCAGGATGGCGTCTTCAGCCTCATGCGCCGTAACTTGAAACCACTCTCCGCACATATGCGCGGCGTGCAGCAATTCATGCGCTCGCCGCTCAACAATCTGTGCCAAACTGGCAGGCACTTCGTGGTGCGTGTAAACCTTCAGGCGATCCGGGTTGCCGGTTTGCAAAGTCGCCAGCCGGGACGCAACGTCCTTGCTGAAGCCAACCTTGACGACGCCGGTATCACTGGACACGACATAGACAAACGACACCGCCCGCGCTTCGTCCACAATCGCCGCTAAGGTCGGATTACCGCCACGGCTGCGGCCTCGTCCGTGCTTCGTTGCCTTACGCGCGGCTCTGGTCTTTTTCCGCAGGAACTCTTTGGTTACGACCCAGGCCAGCGCCCTAAGCGCCTCTCGGCCAGCATATTCGGTCATCGGCTTCCTCCACAGCGCCCAGCCTGCCAAGCCGGGACACGATCCAGGGTTCGGGTAAACGAACGCCGGGCGCTGTGAAGCTCCGTGTTCGTGTCGGCCCATGGCAGCGGGCGCAAGATAATTGTGATTTCGGGCCTAGCTCCGCAGCCGAGGGGCTCATTGGCCCTCGCGCGGCACCACTCAGGCGCGGCGGTCAAGAACAAGGACAACTCCCCCCTTGACGCTACATGCATGGACTGATTTGCGGGGATACACAAGGGGGTGTGTTTACGCCGCCTCCAATGCCATAATCACGGTTGTCATCACCCCGCCTTTGTCCATGTTCAGCTTGGCGCGGTTCTTGGAAACGGCAGAGACGGTGGCGAGGTAATGACGAAACGCCCCTGCCTTGATCCGAACCCGATCACCGGTGGCGGGCCGATATGCTGCGAACTTGGTGTCGGTGAAGTCCAGCGCCCCAAACGCTTCCGCCAGGATGACCGGGATCAGCACGCCGGGTGGCATCCGTAGCGGCCCGCGTGCGCCGGTGCTGTCGGTGTACGTCAGGAAGCCAGACGCATCCCCTAGAACGAGTGCGGCCCCCAGGTGTTGAGGCAGGCAGCAGGCAAACAGGTAGCCTGGCCATAGCGGGCGCTTGATGTCCGATACCTTGCGGCCCCGGCGCTTGGTGACAATCTCCTGCGGGCAATAGGCCACATACCCAGCCTGACGCAGAAGGGCGGCGGATGTGACGGGGTCGAACGATGATAGGCAGAACCACTGATTCATTTGGCATCCTCCCAATTTGTCGCTCCGGTCAAGGCTACAAAACCCCCGACGAGCATGTTCGCCAGTCCGCGCGAAGGCTCATCGCCAATTACAATCCGCATCACGCCCATGCAGATTCCAGCGATACCGGCCACCACTAAAACGGCGGCGAAAAACAGCAGGAAAACCCGGCTCACGCGGCGTTCTCCTTGATATCCATTGCGCGGTCGTCTCGTTCGTATCCCGCTGCCGCTGCGTTGGTCGCCGCAGCCTCCAGGGCGGTGAAAGCACGGACCACCTGCCGATATTTCGCGAAGGCCGTCGTTGCCGCTGCGGCTCGCACAGCACGGGTGACGTTGGGGCTTGAGGCCACAGCTAGAAGTACGTCGAGGCCACTAACTGAAATCATGGCGTCGTTAGCGGCTTGGCCCATTGGGTCGGGGGCTGGGCGGGGGATCATGCTGCACCTGCCAGAAGGTCGGGCTGGACGGGCTTGGGCACTGGCTCGTCAAACAGCCGGGGTTGCTCGTAAGCCTTGGCGATACGGCGAACGGCGATGTCGAAGTAAGCGGGCTCGCGCTCAATGCCGATGAAGCTGCGGCCTAGGTTGGCGCAGGCGACTCCAGTGGTGCCAGAGCCCATGAACGGGTCGAGGATGGTCTGGGCGTTGGGGACGAAGCCGAGGCACCATTGCATAAGCGGCAACGGCTTTTGCGTTGGGTGGCCGCTACCCGCCGCGACACGCTCCAAGCCGGTTGCGCTGATCGAGTAGCGGTAGAATCCGCAGGATCGGTCGAGGTTCGTCCACGCCATCTCCAGCGGGGAAAGCGACGGGGCGATGTCCGGCTTATGCCAAACAAGCCAACACCGTGTCGGCGGGAGCGGAAAATAGTTCCCACCCCAAACAATCGCATCGACGCCCGACACCAAAACCTGAGAGAGGTCCGGTGCGCTTTCGTCCCAATCCAATTTCGTGTATCTTTTGGACGCTCGATTTCGCCCGACGACCGGCGACGCGGCGTAGCCAATCCCATAAGGCGGGTCCGTGACCACAGCATCGACCTTGCCGAGCGTGGGCAGGATGTCCCGGCAATCGCCCAGATACAGCGTGGCATCGCCTATGGTTTCGACCCTCATGCGAACCGCCTCGCCATCAGGTCACGCATCCCGTCGCTGATCCCGCGCTCGCCAACCGATGCCTGGATCGGGCGCACCTTGGGCCGGTCGGGGTCGGGGCCACCGGTCAGTTTGGCGACCGCCTCACCGAGTAGCCGCTTTACGTCCGCCGCCATGTCCTCGCGCTGGGCGATTTCAGCCGCCGTAGGGGGCTTGGGTTCGTCGCGGTAGGTCAGGGCCATGTCGGCACGTTGCAGCCGCTTGAGCGCCCTTGTCGGGGTCGATAGGGCCAGTTCCCGCACCTTGCCGGGTTTGGGCAGGAACTCGCTGTCAGGCCGCGCCGACCACGCCCGCATTGCCGCCTCGACGGATGACAGGGGCAAGTCGGACAGCAGGTTGAAATACTCCTGCCACCATGCAACCCATTCGCCCTCGGAGCGTTGGGGCTGCGGGAACAACACAAACCGGCGACCGATCACAGCCTTGACGCCCTCGTCACCGGCTGGGGCCTTGGCTTCGTGTTCCAACCGGCGATAGGCGACTTCCAGTTCGTCACGCAGCGCCGGGATCAGGGCAATCATCCCCGCCGCAACCTCATGGCTCCCATCTCTGTCCAGAAGCGTGATCAGCCCCTGAGAAAGCGCGGGCATAATTTGCTTGGCGGGCATCGAACTTGGCGTCGTGGTGAGGTCGGTCATGGGGTTTCCGGGGGTTGAGTTGGATCACTTCGCTGGCCTCGTCCTGCCACCGCTCGCCGTTCAGCCAGGTCGCGGCGTGGGGAATGAAGTTGGCATCGACCCAGCCCGCCTTGGCGCGCTCCAGACCTCCGAGCATTTCCGCCATCGGGGCT